TCTTGATAATACAATGTATCTAATATTGGACTATTATATGGTTCTAATTGTATGTAACCTGTATTATTTCTATAGAAAAGTCTATTGATCCACTCAACCCCATATAAAGCAGTTATTTTTTGCTCATTTGGAATAGCATCGCCTAAAGTCAATGCTATAACAGGGTTATTAGCTGCGCCGGTTAATGCAATTTGGTAAAAATTAGTCTCGGTACCTAAATCATTTTCACCAGTGTTATAAAACATTAGTGTCAATCCATCCAATGCGGTAATTCCATCGATGCCACCTATGTCATTTACGTAAGCGCCGTTGACTTGACTATACGGAAGTGTAGAAACAACACCTACTGTATTTTCACCAGGAAAAATATAATCAGCTAATGCATTTTTTTGTGGTACATTAAATGTAATAGTACCGTCTGATGCACCATTATTAGTAACTCCATATACATCACGGGTTTGTAAATTAGTTTGAGTTGGACTAAATCCTGTGATACCTGGTGCACCTTGTATCCAAAATTTAGTATTTTGATTTACAATAAATTTATAAGTTCCGCCGCGAATTAATGTTAATGTTGGGTTAGCTTCAGCATCAGCTAATGATTCAGATGTTATTAAGTAATCAGCAGGTTGTGATTCAACTACATAAGTAGCTTCAGTATAAACTGCACTAGGTTGTACTGTAACACGTTCAGGTCCTGTTGGCAACCAGTAATACTGATTATAGTTTATTATTTTATCTAAATTAGTAAAAGAATCCCAAGAATAAATTTGACTACTAAACAATCTACTATTGTTATCTGTTATGCCACCTCTGAGATTCAATGCATCTATAATACCAGGATAGCTAATAAAATCTTTTGCAGTAGTATCGTTTTCTTTTAAGAAAACAACTCCTGGATCTAATTGATAATCAGTTCTTATTTTAGTAGGTTCAGTTACATAATAATCATTGGCATTTATTCCATAACCAAATCTACTACCAATATAACCTTGAATTTTTTCAGTATTAGGTTGAGCAACTAGCTGGTCCAATGTTGCTGCCAAAAACTGAGCATTGGTTGTGGTTTTAAATATCTCTGGTAGAAAATCTAGTGTTCTAATTCTTGTTGCCATTTTAAAAATCTTTTAGTTATATATTACTTATGCTATCTGTAATTCGGCGGGTGTGAGGGCCGCAATAACAAGTACATCATTTGAAGTTGCTGCGTTTACAAAAATTTCGTAAGGTAAACATTTAATCTCATATAAATCTCCAAATTTCATTGTTGGGTCATTGGGTACTAGTACACATGAACTAACATACTCCCCAATTTGATTGTGTATGTATGCGCTTAATTCACTAAAGTAAAAAGTATCTCCAAAGTCCCAATTGTTAATATTGAAATAATTATTCATAGCAGTCAATGTTGCGCTACGAATTTCACTATCACTGGCATTTGTTGCAGAATTTTTAATTACTTTAATTGTTCCTCTTAGTGCAGCAGCAGCTTTAGCACCAAACAATGGTTTAAACACTACGCTGTTTAGTATAGCACTATCAGTTAACATCTTATAATCTTGAACCTTACTATATTCAGTAGTCAAATCGTTGATTGTTGGTCTAGTTGGCATTGGTACTGTGCCAGTAGTATCTTGTATCCAATTTTGATATTCTGTATAGTAGGCTTGTGTAACTACATACAGGTCAATAATATTAGTTGTAGCAGGATCAATGCGTGTGGTATTATTACTGTTGTGACGATATTGAAACTGTAGTCCTTGACGACCTGGTTTCATACTATACTGCGGTTGTTTAACTAAGGTATAATATGGAGTAGTGATGGTTGGGTCTTGAACTGTTATATAAAATATATTATCTGTGTATGCATAAAATAGTTGTCCTTCTGGATAATCATATTTTACAACATCTACATCTGTAGCAGTTGCATATTGATATGCAACCATACTAGTTGAAATTAATTCAGTTCTAGTTAAGTTGATAGCATCTTGTATTTCTTCAAAGAAAGCATATATTCCTATATTAGTATTTCCGGTAACATAACCAGTGATGTCATAAAAGAAATCTGGATTATCTACCACTGTTCTATTATTAACATCGATACTAGCAACTTGTACTTCAAAATCATTTATATAACCATCACTTTCAACTGTTTGTCCAATAATACTGCTGGTAACTGCTTTAGCTAATGGATAATTACTATTTGGTTGTGTATTCGTAGGAAGTACACTTATAAAATCTTGTAGTATTATTCCAGAAAAAGGATCATATACTAGTTTACCGGCTTCATAAGTAAATCTAGTATCAGCTACACTACCAAAATAATAATTCAATGATTTATAGCTTACTGTATATCTATTGTACCCAGTGCTAGTAAATTTAACAAAGTAGCCAGGTTGTGACGTAGGATCAACACTCCATCTGTCTTGTACAATAGTTAATGCATTGTTAAAAACTAATGTAAAATTTTGTTGTAATTCTAATCTGATGATACATTCATTAGATACTGTATTAGGTAAAGTATTTTGAAACGCAGGTATTACTGTGGTAATAATTGCACCTTGTGGCACATATTTGTTTAATGTCACTGGCCCAGTTCCATTAGCAAATTGTCCTAATCCATTGTTATACCCATCGCCAATAACATTCAATACAGTTGTCCAAATAGATGTTATGTTTGAAGGACCGGCAACACCATATACCAATCTATTATTACTATCAAAATAATAGCTGTCCGGCGCTATGAATTTTATCAATGCACCTTTAGTCAAATACTTTAAGTTGTAAGTTGAATATGTACCAATTGGCACTGGAGTATCATTGCCGTTGAGCAATTCATAAAAATAACCAGAAGTGCTATTAGCATCTACTGTGCTAGTATGCCAATATACTAAATTATCATCTGAACTGATAGTTGTATTATATCTTGGATAATTCTGAACATAATATTGTAATGATTTGTTATCACCTAATATGTTTGCTAATGTATCGTTCAAGAAAGTTTGTATATCACTAAGATTAGTAATGTTCAATAATGCATATCCATCAGTATCATCTAACCAAACTCCACCGTCATTTGAATAACTGTTACTGCTACTATACTTGCCAGTTGGGTCAAGTAAATCTAAGTTCTTGCTTACACCAACACTGCTGCGATTGATAGCCTTGCTCTTGATGATTGAACTATACAATGTATATGGGAAGTTATTGTAATCTTCACCATTGACCATACGATTCTGTGTATAGTAACGACTTGGCGCACGTTGTTTAATGTCAGCTAATGTTTCTCTAGCTTGTGCGTTAGTCACCGGAGTTTGTAAACTCAATCCAATGGTCAATGTTTCTACGCGCCCAACTCTGCTGACATAGTTCATGGTAACAGTAAGATTTTGTATCTGTGTAGGTTGTATAGTATAAGTCAATGCATTACCAGCACGAACATATGCTCTAAAGTTACCGACTGGTATTTCACTGAATACACCGTCACCAAATACATAACTTACTTGGTCGTTGAATCGACTGTTTACAGAATATATTTTTCTAACACTATTTTGTGTTTGTAGGTACGCATTTGCATAGATGTTATCTACTTTGATCCATAACCCATAAGTACCATTAGTTTGGCTTATTTGATATAACCATGTGTCAGTATTGTTAACACCTTGTATCGCACCAATGTCAAGCACTTGGTTAGCAATCTGATTCTGATAATTAAAATCAAAGTTTTGTAATGTACCTTGCTTGAAGTAGAAAAAGAATCCTGTGTTTGGGCTGCCGTATCCTAACTTGTCGTTACGGTACAACATGTTGAATTGGTTGGTAGGTGCAGGTGGAATTTCATATACATAATCTTCACCTACTGTGCTGACGCTACATAATTCAAAATTCATATTCATACCATTTACAGTGGTTGAGAATGGTACTACTGGGCTTGTTCCCGCCGGTATCTGTAATGTATATTCATCGGTCTTTACTCCAAGAATCTGTGCTGAATTAGCTGGTAATCCAACACGCTGAGTATTGATTAATGTAGCATTAATAACGGTATTGTATTGTTCTAGCCAATTTGGATTTGCAGGATCATTCCATAATATAGGAATATTACTTAAATTAAAACCATTCAAATCAGTAATATTTTGAGTAGTACGGATGCTTGTTACTTTTAAATAACCTTCTGCTGTCAAGTTTCTTTTAGGAGTATAGCTTACAAGATTAGCTAATTTGATAACGCTATCTCTACGTTCAGCAGTATCGATAAAGTTTTCACGGGTATTTAAGTCATTGCGGAATGCAAGACCTTGACCCATAAATGCCATAACGTCAAGTAATGCGATAAATTCTGAACTCTCAATGTAGTCATTGAAGGTCTCAGGATAATAGATGCGTAGATAATCTATGAAACTTTTACGTAATGTCTCATAGTCATAACTACGGAAATCTGCTTGCTGGAACGTTTGGTAAATAGTTTTCCAGTCGTTTACCCCAAATAGTGCTGATTGTCTTGAACTTGTAGCCATAAGTATTCTCTTTTAAGTATTTATCATACTTAAAAACTTGGGTTTTTAAGACTATTGCATGGAAGCAGTATTAGTAGCATTATTAAAAAATACATTTAATAACTGTGCTTGATTGAAGGGTGATACTGCTATTTCTAATTCTAGTAATATTCCGTTTTCTTGAGGGAAGGCTCGTACTGAATTTAATACTAATCTTGGATCTAATCCGGCTATTCTGCGTATTTCGTTTTCTAATTGAAATTGGACATCCGCTGTATTTGGCTCAAAAACAAAACTCCAAAGTGTGGTTCCATAACCGGGTTGTCCTACTTTTTGACCTTGAGGGATATTCAATGCATTTACAAAATCTTGTAGTACCAACGGGGTATCTACTAACATAAACTTATTGCCAATGTTGACTGGATCAATTAATGACCCCGTGCCACCTGCAGGACCAGTAGGCAAATTAGTTGACCTAGGTTCATTTGCTGTTATTGTACTGAATCCAACGTATGAGGGCATAATGTATTTATATATTGTTATGTTGGTGCTGGTTCACCGGTAGCTAAAGTATATTGTTTTCTTTGCAATTCTACTATTTTTTTGTCCAAATCATCCAAATCTTGCTGTGCTGCTATTGATGCAGTTTCAAGTGCTACAATTTGAGGATCACCTTGGGGTAATTTTTGTTTAGCGTCTGCTGCTTTATATCTCGCACTACCGGCAGTTTTTGCTACATCCCAACGTTTATCTTTCAATGTTGCAATCTCTTTTATCACAGCATCTTGTTCTGCTAGAGATGCACTATCAGTATTAATTTTGTTTGGTAATGGTGGGATTCCAGAGAAATTTGGCACTTGAATCTTATTACTACCTAGCATAGAATTAATTTGAGAAGTTAGTTGACTTCTATCAACTGTACCTGTTGCTACTGTAGGTAATTTAATTGGAGAAGAACCGCCTGCATTCATAGCATTCACACTAGCTGACAATGCTGCTGCTGCGGACGGGGGTAATCCGCTAGTAGCTAATGCAGATAATGGTACTTTTTTAGTCTTTTCTATATTCTGTGTTATTGCAGTACTTTCTACACTTGCTGTAGATACCCCAGTATTGACTGTACTACTTAAAGGTCCTGCTGCCAATGAAGCAACTGTGCTTGCTGCGGCTTTTGGTTTTGATATATTATTCATCGCAACCGCAGATGCATTTCTAATTACTGCTCCCCATGGCCCAAGTCCTGGAATTGAACTTATTGAATTGACTGCTATGTTTCCAATAGTTTTAGGATTAACTTGATTTCCTGTAACTGCTGCACCAATAGTCACAGCAGCAATAGCAGCTAAACCACCAGGTAATGCTCCTACACCACTACCTCCGCCATTTCTTCTATTCGTCGGGCTTCCAGCAAGTATTGCAGCATTGATGCTTGAAGTAACCAATGCGCTTACTTGTCCTTGAGATACTTTCTTTCCACTTGCTACAGTAGTAGTCAATCCAATACTTTGTGCTATCAATGCTGCGGTTGCTGAATTAATTCTTTTGCCGCCATTAGCAGCACCAATTTGTGCTACTGACCCAACTAACCCATTGATTTGACCTTGTGTAATACTTTTGCCACTAGTTAGTGTTTGTGCTAATCCTATACTTTGTGTTATCAATGAATTAGGTAGTGCATTTTTACCCTGAGTAGAATTTAATGCTCCAACAATTGTACCAATTTGTCCAGCATTGAGATTTTTTCCACTGGACAATGTTTGTCCTATACCAATACTTGCTGTCAACAACGATGCTGTTTGTCTTGCACCTGCACTTGTGCCACCTGTTGCTGCTCCAATTGAACCAATCAATGAACCAATTTGACCTTGACTTAGATTCTTGCCATTGGTTAATGTTTGTGTTATTCCAATACCTTGTTTTAATAAACCAGCAGTAGCACCACTGATTGCGCTATTCTTTCCACCACTTGCTAATGCTGTAACAGTTGATAATAACAATGCGCTAGTTTGTGGACTCATTCCACTTGCCGCAGCTTTAGCAGTTTTTAAATTAGAAGTTAATGCACTTGTGCCCGGCATTGTTTGTAATGCTGCTACTTGTGATGCTGGCAATGCTGCAATTTCTTCTGCTACTGCTTGGTCTTCTGAATTTTTAGCTGCGATAGCTGTTAAATTTTGCGGAACATTTGCTTGTAATGGTTTAAATGATTTTGTTATTGCTCCAAACGCTGATGCAGTCAAACTTCTTGTTGATGCTACTGCTCCAGCAGCGCCAACAGCAATCGCCGGTCCTAATCCTGCAAGAGATGTAGATATTGAACTTAATCCCCCCGCATTTGTAGAAAGATTTGATGCAAAATTTCCTGAAGCGATAGCAGAAGCTACATTACCCCCTGCACCTTTTAATGAGTCTGCTAGTCCACCTGGGGTTGCTGGAAGAGTAAGATCAGGGGGAACTCCCTTTGCTGCGTCTGCTAATGCACCTAATCCAGATGAACCTAATGACGCTGCTGCACTAGATGTAACTCCTGATGCATTTTTTATAAAATCTACTGTTGGTGCGACACCTACTGTAGCAGCGGCATTTACTACTCCTGCAATAGAGCCGGGTGCTTCTTTACCCGTAATTACACCTGCGGTAGTTAGTGCTGTTTGTGCTTGCTGTAATGTTGCAGCTTTAGCAACTACTTGTGCTCCTGTATTTTGTACAAATGTTTCTAGATTTTCTGCTCCAGGTTTGCCTGTGAACATACTAGCTGGCATTGCAGTAGCAACATTAGCACCACCCTGCACTAGGCTTGTTGCTAGTGCAGCCGACCCTGGTTTTATGACCATTGCAGCTTCCATTTGCTGTGGAGTCATTGCCATTTTACCTACTGCTGCATTAGTTTCACCGGTTGCATCTTCTACTACTCCTGTACCATTTGCAACTACTTCAGGTGCTGCTGCTGATGCATCTACTGCTGCTGCGCTGACCATTGCAGTTGAAACACTTGTATCTAAACTTTCGCTTACTGCTGGGACAGGAGGAACAGTTGAAGCCAATGCAGCGTTAGTTGAAGTTACCGGCGCAACTGCTGTCGCTTGATTTGCGTTCTCAAGTGCAGGACTTTCTTGTGCAGGTAAATTATCCGCCGGTGAAGATGATACACTTACATCTACCCCTTGTCCTGCATTTGCCCATGGCATATGTGCAGGTGCTCTTGTAACTATTGATTTTAGTGATGCAGGCGAAGCAGCAAATCCTACTTTAGGATCATTTAGTGTATCAGTATGTGCTATTTGTGTTATCAATGGAACTTCATTTGGTGTTACTGAAGTAGAGCCTGTATTAAGATTAACTTTAATTCCGTTAACAAACATAGTTCCACCTGATGCATATGATCCTTCGCCCCCGGCACTCATACTCATTGAACCATTAACTTTTATAGTATAAGTTCCCAATGTATATCCACTAAAATTACTACCTGCTCTCCATCCAATATTGGTAGCAGCATTGATGTTTATGTTATCTGCTGCTATGTTTAAATCTTTTTTAGCATTGATGTTTATATTATTATCAGCATGTAAGTTTAAATCACCTTGCGTTCTAACATTAACACTATTCATTGCAAAAACAT